TTCAATGACAAACATGACTGGATTCCTATTTACACTTGCACGGTCTGTGGCTACACAGATACTGAACCTTTCCCGTCCGACGTTGAAGAATCGGATCATCTTAACCATACTGGTTATGTCGATGGCTGCTTTGCTTGTAAGCTCCTTACCCTCCAAGTAAACACCGGAGACGCAGGACGAGCCGAGAATATGTCGGCTAAAAGATGGGATGGCGAACTTAACGCCTATGCCGCAGCTAGGTCTGAAGGCATCCAACCCGCAGGTACAACTATGAGAGCTGTGCAAGAAGCACGAGCTGCTAGTGACAAGCTAGGCGTTGCATACAACGCTGAGTCTATGCCAGCGGCTACAAAAATTACGAAGCAGACGGCTAACGTAATGAAAGAAACAGGAGCAATCTAATGGCAGCAGCAAAAAAGGGTATGGGCTTTGCCGCAGCGCAAAAGTCTATCGCCAAGAAGTCTGGCGTTTCTATGAAGTCAGCCGGAGCAATCCTCGCTTCATCTACCCGCAAGGCTAGCCCAGCGGCAAAGAAGGCAAATCCAAATTTGAAGAAAGTCCTACCAGCTAAGAAGGGTAAGTAACATGTGCAAAGAATGCGGATGTAATAAGAATGCAGTTGGCAAGCTCAACGATAAGTTGACCGGCAAGCCAACCAAGACTCCATACGGTGAGTATGAAGGTGTCGGCGGCACCAAGAACAAGTAAATAATTCCTTCCCCACGAAAGGCAGATAGATGGCAAATTACGGTGGCTTATCAGCGACATATCACATGAATCGCTTAGCTGGCACCATTATCAATGGCGTACCGCAATTAGACTTTGACGGTGCTTGCATCCAATGGGCTGACAATGTCATCCCTGGCGGACGTTCTAGCCATGGTCAGACTCGTGGCATCGGAGCATTGAATGCCATCTATGCTTATCGCAATGGCGGCAAGAACTACTACGAAGATACGCCTGGCGTATTAAACCTGCTTGCTGGTACCTACGGTATTGGTGAAGCCGAAGCAGCAGCAAGGATTACATCGTGACACAATTTATCGACGTTATCAACGAAACGCTTTTGGCTCTGACGGGTTACACCAACCGTCAGGATCAAGCGACTTACCTCACCTCTGGGCTAAGTGCCACAGCAACTTCTTTTCAAGTTGCTGACGGAACCGTGCTTACCCGTGGCTTGGTCGAAATTGATGACGAGCTTATCTGGGTAGATTCCTTTGACCGTACTTCAAATACGGCTACCATTCCTGCCTATGGACGAGGCTTTCGTGACACTGTAGCTACAAGCCATACGGCTGGTACTCGTGTAACCATTACGCCATCCTTTCCGCGTAGTGTTATCCGGCGAAACATCAACCTCGCAATCGACGGCGTTTACCCAGATTTGTTCGGCGTCTACTACACCACCTTTACTTGGCAAGCGGCTCGTACTACCTATCCGTTGCCACAGGAAGCAATCGACGTTCTCGGCTGCTCATGGCAAACCATTGGCCCATCTCGTGAATGGTTGCCAGTGCGCCACTATCGCATTGACCGTATGGCTAACCCTGTCACATGGAATACAGGTAAGACCATTTCAATTCGTGAAGGCATTATTCCTGGTCGTACCGTCATGGTTACTTACACCAAGAAGCCAACAACGCTTCAGTATGACTCAGATGACTTTGCATCCTTAACAGGATTGCCAGACTCAGCCCGCGAAGTAATCGTTCTCGGTGCTGCTTACCGTACCGCTATGTATCTGGATATGGGTCGTGTACCTGCTGCTACTGCTGAAGCAGATGCAATGCAGGCTAATGATCCGATTGGTTCAGCTACCAACATTGGTCGGATGATTCAACAGCTTTACCAGCAACGCCTTCTGGTCGAAGTGCGTCGCCTTCAAGAGCAGTACCCACCTCGCACTCACTACACAAGCTAAGGACGGCTTATGGCACAACGACGTTATTACTCAGCCAACGCGGTGGACAACACCGTATCGGCTGGCATCACCAGCAGCGCAACAAGCGTCACGCTGTCAACCATCCCAGTGGGTTTTCCATCTTCGTATCCTTATGTCTTGGCATTGGATTACAACACAGCTTCTGAAGAATTAGTCTTGGTGACTGGCGCCTCTGGCGCAATCCTCAGCATCACTCGTGGATTTAACGGTTCAGCTCCAGCAGCTCACAATGCCGGTGCAGTTGTTCGCCACGTACTTGTCGCTCAGGACATGACCGACTTTCAGGATCATGCTGCTGCTGGTCCTGGCGGAGTACACGGCATTACAGGCTCAGTCGGCACATTCCTCGGTACACCAACCTCAGCTAACCTAGCCTCGGCAGTCTCTGATGAGACAGGTTCTGGCGCACTGGTATTCGGCACAGCGCCAACTATCGGCTCAGCGGTTCTCACCTCGCCAGTTATTAGCATGGGCATTAACGCTCAGACTGGTACGAGCTATACCCTTGTAGCTGCTGATGCAGCCAAGCTGGTAACGCTCTACAACACTGGCGGAATTACCCTGACTATTCCAGCGGGTGTATTTAGCGTCGGTCAAGCCGTCAACATCCAGCAAACTGGTGCGGGTCAAGTAACCGTAGCCAACGACGGCACATCAACCTTTACAGGTACTGGCACCAAGCTGCGTACTCAATACTCAGCGGCAACCATTCTTTGCGTAGCAACCAACACCTTCACCCTGATTGGAGACATTGCGTAATGGCAACAGCATACGTCGTTCTTGGACAGTCCACGCCAGGCGCAGCAGCCACCACTACTCTGGTGACTGGTTCGACCAATGGCAGCATCATCTCGTCTTTTACTGCTTGCAACAAGGGCAGCTCCAATGATACAATTCAAGTATCGATTACCAAGTCTGGTGGATCAGCGTACTACCAATTCTACAACTTTACATTGGCGGCTAACAGCACTTTGCAGGAAACACCAGGCTGGACTATCGCCACAGGAGATACGGTTAAGGTGTATTCCACAACAGGCAACACCGACTTTACTGCGACAGGAGTAACACTCTAATGGCTGTCTCGCTACTCACGAACAATGCAGTCTCGCCTACTATCAACGTCAATGCCCAGTCTGCTTCGTATACCGCAGTCCTTGGCGATGGTAGCAATACGCTTGTTACAATCAGCAACGCATCGGCTAACACCTTTACCATTCCACCAAACTCGTCGGTGGCTTTTCCAGTCGGCACTATCTTGAACATTGCCCAGACTGGCGCTGGCCAGACGACTATTACCCAAGGCTCAGGTGTAACCATTGTTTCCAATGGCTCAACCGCTTCGGCTCCTAAGACCCGTGTGCAGTACAGCGGTGCTACCTGCGTACAGACAAGTGCTAACACTTGGCTAGTAATGGGAGACATTGCATGATCCTACCTGGCATATTAGCCTCTGGAATATCGGGGCATTTGGGCGGTAACTACACTTCGATTGCTACGGTTACATTATCATCAACTCAATCTTCTGTTACTTTTTCATCTATTCCGCAAACATATACTCATCTCCAAATACGCGCATTGACGGTTACCAATGTTCCAAGCGGTTCGGCAGTAATGTATTTTAATGGGGATACTACTTCTGCGAATTATCATAATCATTATCTTTATGGTTCAGGCACTTCCGCGGCAGCAAACAATGGTGGCAATAACTCTTATGCTCCAGAATTTGTTGGCGGTGCCGCAGCCACCAGCCCAGGTGCTTCCATTATAGATATTCTTGATTACACAAATACAAATAAAAATAAAGTTAGCCGCGAATTAGGCGGCTATGATGCTAACGGTTCAGGATTTATAAATATATCATCAGTACTGTGGATGAATACTGCTGCAATTTCTAGCATAACATTTAACATTACTTCTTGGCTTAGTGGAACTTCTTTCGCACTTTACGGGGTGAAATAATATGGCTAGCGCACCAACATATACACCGATTGCAACGCAAACCGTTAGCGGTTCAACAACCACAACAGTTTCTTTTACCTTTATTCCTCAAACATATACAGATTTAATTTTAATTTGCAATGCTAGTACCGTGTCTGGCAACTATGACATAGGATTGCAATTTAACTCTGACACTAGCGGAAGTTATTCTTTTACTTACATAAGAGGAAATGGAAGCGTTACTAGTTCTAGTCGTTCTGTCGGGCAAGTTTTTGCATGGACGGACTGGGCTGGTTATACAACAACTATTGGACAAACAATTACGCATATAAATAATTACTCTAATAGCACAACTTACAAAACGGTTTTGTCTCATTATGGCAATTTAGGTAGCGCGGTGGATAGCGTTGTTTCTCTTTGGCGTAATACTGCCGCCATTACTCGTATTGACGCAACAATGTCAGGCGGTTTTTTTGCATCAGGTTCAACGGTAACTCTCTACGGAATTTTGGCGGCATAAATGGCAACTTCAACATATAACCTCATCGCAAGCCAAATAGTCGGTTCTGGCGGAGCATCTTCGGTTGTTTTCTCGTCAATTCCAACAACCTATACAGATTTGCTAATTAAATGTTCGACTCGCACCACTTATACGGGTGGTTCTTCTGGACTTTATATTGTTTTTAATAGCATTAATACAGGATATTACGATGTAGTTTTATATGGTACTGGTGCTAGCGCTTCAAGTTTTAAGGATACAAATCAACCATTAGTAAGCGTAGGTGGTTCGCAAAACTCTTCTTCAACATCTAATACATTTGCATCAACGGATATTTATATTCCTAACTATCTTTCAGGTAACCCTAAATCAATAAGCGGTGAAACGGGCGTAGAAAATAACTCCGCTTCAACGGGAGTATTTACTGCTATGCACGCTGGCTTAATGAATAATTCGGCGGCAATTAGTTCAATTACAATTACTTGTGACGCTTCATTCGTTCAGTATTCAACCTTCTATCTATACGGCATTATCAATCACTAAGGAGACACAATGGCAGATGTACGGATCAAGGGTCTATAATTCTGCTATGCCAAAACCTAAAGATACGACTGGCTGCCAGATAGAGCAGTGCGGCAGACAGGTTGCCGCCTGGGGAATGTGCAAGAAGCACTACCATAGGTGGCACCGCTACGGAGATGCAACCTTCGTGACGGTCAGAACCGCCAAGCCAGGAGCCGATGGCTATATCAAGATAATGGTCAACGGCAAAGGTATGCTCCAGCACAGGCACTTCATGGAAGTGCATCTTGGAAGAACATTATTGCCAGAGGAAAATGTCCACCACATAAATGGCAATAGGGCGGATAACCGTATCGATAACCTAGAGGTATGGAATACCCGTCAGCCCAAAGGGCAACGAATACCAGACAAAATTAAATACGCTTTAGAAATACTAGAGTTGTATGCACCACACCTACTGAACAAGGAGAACAGCAATGGCTGATGTTATTGAGGTTAATTGTGAAACGGGCCAAGTAACTACTCGCCCACAAACCGCTGAAGAAATTGCAGCAGCCGAGGCAGCAGCCGCCCAAGCTGCCGCTGACGCGCAGGCAAAAGCTGCTGCGGACCAGGCTAAGGCAGATGCAAAGCTAGCCGCACAGGCTAAGTTGCAGTCGCTTGGCTTGACAGGCGAAGAAGTAGCAGCGCTACTTCCCTAAGCAACACAAGCTTTACAGCCCCGCTACGGCGGGGCTTTTTCATTGGAAACTATTTAAGGAGTAAGTGTGGCATTAGATGGCTATTTACATATTGCTGAACGTCCTGTTGATCCGATTGGTCAACCATCAAACTCCGGTAATACCTTTAGTAACACAACCAATTCCTACGACTGCGCCGTAGCAGGGCTTCCCTTCTTTCTAGCCGCATCCAAGGAATACCCATACAAGCGCGAGACGGCTCAATACCGTAAGCAACAGATAGATCAGCAGAAGGAACCAGGCGAGCAGACGCTTACCGGTTGGTGGATACGCAGCCAGTCCTCGTTCCACTATGGAGCTGGCATTCGCTACGAAGAACCAATCGAAGGCGAGACTGTTGGCTATCGCTTTAACAAGTCCGCTGGCGTCGATGTCTTTAACATCGGCAAGGTAACACTCCTGCCAGATGTCACCAAGAATACCGACATCACCGTATCGGCTGCGCCTATTATGGTGGGCGGCTCTGACACCAATGGTGTGGATGTAGTCATTACTGCCAATGGCTCCACGCTCTATCGCACTACTGCCGCTGGTGTAACTACAACCTTGACATGGGGTGGCTCAGGCAACATCCTTGCG